AAAAAAATATGTTGAAGAAGGAAACTCTGATTATAAGAACCTTGTTATCTTTGCGCATGGATATTCTGAAGCAGTTCTAACGAATCTTGCGTTCAATTTCGCAGATCCTGGTACGATCAACGTTGTTCCTATGGTCACTCCTATGTCGCAATTTGTTAACTCACAGCTTCAGTTTCTAATGGATCTGAGCGCGTTTACTGGTGCCCGTGTTTTTGGCTTGAAAGATCCCGTGTCTCAGGCTACACTACAAGATCTAGGCGGAACAATGGAAAGCTTCGAGGCTTATCGTTTCCGTTCTACAGTGGTCGGCGATCCTGATCCAGTGAACGTTGAAGTTCGCGCAGAAGATCTCAAAAAAATGAAACAAAACGCCGAATCAAAAGCAGAGGAGCTGTGGCTTGAAGAACGTATTGGTAAAATCACGAACGGTATTGCGAAACTTACTATCTCTGGCGGATCAAATGGTGAACTTAAAGAGGCGCACGACCGATGTGAGGATGCAGTATGTGCAGTTCGTAGTGCTATTTCTCATGGTGCATTGCCTGGCGGCTGCCGTATTGCTATTGACATGGCGCTAAAAATTGCGCAAGAGATCGAAGAAGGTGATCCAGCCCGTGAAATTCTGATGCCTTCTCTAATGTCTCTTCCTCAACGATTGTTGGACAATTCTGGTTATCATCCTGACGATATTCAAGAAATCATCGCTAAATTAGTTCAAGATCCGGACCTTGTTTACGATATCGAGAATGAAAAATTCGGAAAAGCTCAAGAGTTAGGCCTATTTGACGCCACAAAGGCAGTGTCTGAATCTTTAAATAATGCGGTATCTATCGCAGGTGTCCTTGGGACGATGGGAGCTATTGTTTGCCATCCCCGTGATGCCGAATTTGAACGAAGCGAAGCCCGTGCCGATGCCGAATTCATGCGAGTATCGGAAAACCCTAACGCCTATGTAAATGAGGCCAACGAGCGTCCTTAATGAAGCCCTACGGATACAAGAAACATCGCAAACCTCCAGGAGATGGATGCCATTTGTGCATGAAAGGATTATCCGTAGCGACAAAGACTAGCAAAACCGCTAATCGAAGAAAGGCTAAGGAAGCTATTAAAGAAGAAGTAAAAGATGGACTTTCAGAACATACCGGACGCAAAAAAGAAAGAACTAGTTGAGATTCTTTTTGCTCCATTGCAATCTGCATCGGACATTAAAGACTGGGTACGTCTTTTTCTTGGCTTAGAGCTTCCTCTTGAAATCACAGATCCAGATTCAACATCTTCTCCGCTAGATGCTATTTGGCAAGTTTACAATGCGTTCAAAACCAATTCTGGTGACGTAAATCCTGGTTACATTCTACTAAGCTGTCGTGAAGGAATGAAGACTGTATCGGTCGCAATTCTTGAGACACTTTTAATGCTTCACTTCCAAATCGAGATCGCACACGCTGCAGCCATCGAATCCCAGTCTTCGGTTGGTCTCGGATATATCTCAGAATTTATCGCAAAGATCAAGCCTCTCATGGATTATGCGGGTTGGGAACCTGATACTGCGAATAAACGTACAATCAAATTCAAAACTCCACAGGGAAAAATTACCTACATTAAAGTTTTGATCTGTACCGTTAAAGGGATGAACTCGCTTCACGTTAACGCTCTTTTTCTAGATGAGCTTGACCTTGCAGACCCAAAAGCTTTGAAGCAAGCGCGAAACATCGTTGGTTACTCTAAAGGTATTTTCGGTATCACAGTTTATCTTTCTACTCGTAAGTACGCATTCGGTAACATGAATGATGCAATCGAGTCTGCGCAAGAGAAAAACTACAAAATTATCAAATGGAACATTCTGGACGTTACAGAGGCGTGTCCTCCTTCTCGTCATCTTCCTGATGAGCCAAAAGAAGATCGGTACGTAGCGAATTCTCTGCCATTGAGACAGTTATCTAAAGAAGAATTCGATATGCTTCCTGATCCGGAGAAGAGCAAGTGGTCCGTAGTGAAAGATGCTCACAAAGGATGTGTGGGATGTCCACTTCTTCCGGTTTGCAGAAAACGATTATCTGAAAAACCTCAAACCGCGACTGGTGGATTTTATAAACCTATCGTTTCGGTTATTCAGAAGTTCCGCGACAACGATCCCGATACTGCAGAAGCAGAATTGATGTGTTGGAGACCAGGATCTGAAGGTTTGATCTATCCTCGTTTCGTTTCCCAAGTTGGAAAAGGAAACGTTATAGATTACAAAGAGGCTTTCGAGACTCTTTTTGGTCCTACTAACAGGCCGGTAAATCAGTTGACATTACTAAATGCAATGCACGATGCTGGAATTCAATTCTTTGCTGGGGTTGACTGGGGATATACGCACGATTTTACGATCATCATTATGGCTATGATTCCTAATGGTGAAGTCTGGGTCATGGATTGCTTCGGCGCGCCAGGATTTGAAATGGAAGATATGTTACGCGTTGCTATCCCGTACAGGGATAAATATCGCGTTCAGGCATGGTTTTGTGATCCAGCATATCCAGCAAACTGTAAGACTTTCACTCGTAACCAAATGAAAGCTCCGAAGTTCACAAAAGATGTTATGGCGGGTATTGAATCTATCCGTTCCAAGATCACCACTGGTACTGGAAAGAGACTTTTCAAAATCATCAACTCTGCAGATAACAAAAAGCTCGTGACCGCAATGACAAAGCATCGTTGGAAACTAGACGGTCAGGGCAATATTACGACTGAGCCTGATGACGCACGCGGTATTGCCGACTTATGTGACGCTTTGCGATACATTGGTCAAAATAAATTTCCTATCAAAGGTCCTCAAAAACCTGCAATGGGCATGAGTGAGGAAGAGCATTACGCTCAAGTTCAGAACCCAACGGTTACTGAGCAAATGAAGCACGAGATTGCATCTAGGATCGCCGATGGCGGTACTTTCGAAGGCGGGACCGGCAAAAAGGGCGGTTTCCACTGGAGTTTTTAACACAACAGGCAATCTTAAAGCTGTATTACGCTTATGAGGTCCAATAAATGAGCAAACTCAATTTCCTAGTATTTTTGAATGCATACAGCGATGCCAGCGCAAGTAATAACCCATCTCTCGGTAATTTCAAATGGGCACGCGAAATCAACGGTCTTCCAGCGGCTAATCCGCAAAGCGAAGTTCATCCCTTGGCTCCTGGTGAATCTAAAACGATTTTTAACGGAACCAGAACGCTTTCTAGCGACAATACGACTACATATAGCATTGCGTTAAAACCTCTAAGTGCAAGTAATTACAGAATTACTCATACTGGCGGCACTGCACCAAACTTTAGAACCCCACGCGCATTAGGAATTGACGCTACTACCCAGTTTACAACCACGTTAAATGGACCTCTCGTGACGTTTGCTTCAACTGGCGGTACTGCGCTCGATACCTCTGCGGTAGTGGTAGGTGATTTAGTAAGAATTGGTAGTGATTTCAACATCTTAAACCAGGGCGAATACAAAGTTTTAGCAAAAACTTCAAATTCGATCACTTTCGAGAACCAGACAGCAGTCGCTGAAGGTCCGATCACTCCTGGTGCTGATTTTGCAGATCAATTTGAAATATATAGCGCCGCAGGCGTTCAGGTAGGCGACACTATCACGCTTTCTAGTGGATTCTCAGCCGTTACTCTTGGTTCTTACAAGGTGACTGACGTTACGGCCAAATACGTAGAATTCTATTCGACAGACGTTCTTCCTGCAGAGACTGGGATCGTTAATCCTGGCTTGGCAGTTTATTCTTCTGCTAAAAATTTGATTTACATTGAATGCGACCAAAAATGCGCTGTGACTATCAATGGAAGCCTCGTGTCAAACATTGAGCCTTTCATTATCTTGGATTCTAAGCAGCCTGGCGTTTTCATGCTCAAATCTACGGTGTATTCACTATCGGTTCAAAATAACAGCCTCGACGCGGCTTCGCTCTTTATCGCTTCTGTCGAATAATCCTGTGATATAGGTACTATATGAGTAATGACCAAAAACCTACACAGCCAAATCAAGAAGCAGTCGAAGCGGCTAACGCAATTTCTAATGCCACTAAAAATAAGATGGTGTTTGCGTTGAGTCAAGAAGCTGGCGAAAAACTTGAAAAGGCTGGCTACGCAGGTGACGGTGGACAGCTTATGTATGCTCTCCAGCAAGCTACTGGATCTGCTACTAAGAAAGCTCCCGCATTAGCGTTTACTGAAAATCCTGCTCCTGCAGATAATTACCTTGGATTGTACAAATCTAAGCGTCGTCTTCTGCCCGATGAAGTTCTTAAGCAAATCCGAGTAACGGACCATTTGATCGCCGCGATTTTGCGCGCTCGCAGCTCGATGTTGGCACTTTTTGGTCAACTTCGTCCAGACCGTTTCAATATCGGTATTGAACTTATCATTAAACCTGATTTTTTCAAGATCTTAACCCCTGAACAGTACGAAAAAGTTGTCGCACGAATGAAGCGCTTTGAGCAGCTTCTTTTGAATTGCGGACACACTGAAGGCGTTGAGTTACAAGATCGTATGACTCTAGCTGACTTCTTAGGAATTCAAGCAGGTAACGGTCTTACTTTTGGTCGTTTCGCAACTGAAGTTATTTATGATCGCGATGCAGAGCCAGATGCAGATGGTAATTATCCATTCTTCCGCTTCCGTCCTATCGACGTAGCCACAATCGTAAAAGCAGTCCGCAAAGGCGAATCTGTCGGTAACAACTTACGTGTTACAGCAATGCGCGCTCTTGAGTCTTTGACTGGAGAGAAGATCAACATTGATCCTAAGAGTCTGCAAGAAGATAAATATGCATGGCTACAAGTTATTGATGGAACTCCGCGACAAGCTTTCACTCATGAAGAGATGCTTGTCTTTGATTTGTTCCCTTCTACTGATATTGAGCATAACGGCTATCCTGTTTCTCCTATCGATACTGTGGTTAGCTCTGTCACTACTCATATTAGTATTGATGCTTACAAGAAACTCTATTTTCAGAACGGACGAGCTTCAAAAGGTATGCTCGTTATTCAATCGGACGAAGTCGATCAACAAATGATTGACAATATGAAGCTTCAGTTCAACGCTTCTATCAATAGCGTTTCGAATAGCTTCCGTACTCCGATCTTTGGAGTTGGCAAAGAAGATAAAGTTGACTGGCTTTCTATGGTCGGTGAAGGAGCGCGTGATGCTGACTTCCAATTCATGTACGATCAAGTTGCTAGGAACATCCTATCAGCTTTCAGTATCTCGCCAGACGAACTCCCAGGTTATGGTCATCTTTCAAAAGGCACGAACAGTCAGACACTTTCGGAGTCTAACAACGAATTCAAGCTTACTGCTGCGAGAGATACAGGTTTACGTCCTCTTATTCTCAAGTTCCAGACCTTTTTTAACCAAAGACTATTTCCGATCATCGATCCGCTTCTGGCTAAGATTTGCGAAGTCAAATTCAGCGGCATAGACGCCCAATCGAAAGAACAAGAGTCGGCTCGCCTCCAACAGGATATGGCGATCCACATGACTTATGATGAAGTTCTTCACGAGGCAGACAAAGATCCTGTGGGCAAGCATGTTGGCGGACAATTTCCGTTTAACGAACGTTTCCAGCTTATCCTTGATAAGTACATGAACGTTGGCGAGGTTCGCGGAGCATTCTTTGGCGATCCTGGTGCAGCTGTAGATCCTGTTTTAAAATATAAGCGTGACCCGTTCTTTATCCAATGGCTACAACTTTTGGCTGAAGTGAACCCTGCTGCGGTTAAGGCATATTTTGCGCCTCGTCCGTATGCACTTGAATTCTTGAAAATGAATATCCAAGACGAACTCGACGGAGCAGAAAATGAATAACCAAATTAATTATAAACAAAAGTATCTTGAGCTTAAGCAGAAGTTCATTGAAGCCGTTGACACTGCGTTTGCTCTTGGTTTCGAACAAGGCCAAGTACAAGCTGCGCAAGATCAAATGATGCAGCAACAGCAACAAGCTCAAATGCAAGCTGAACAAGCTCAACAGGGCGGATTTGGCGAAGGCAATGGAGCTGAAGGTTCGCCTGCCGGTGCAGAACAGCAAGCTAATCCAAATGGCGGTGAGATGCCGCAAGAGCCGGATTCACAAAATCCTGCAGGTTCTGAATTCGATCAACATATCGAAAAGCTAGAATCTATGCTTGGCAAATCCGAAGTTAAACCTGGAGATCTTCTGGCCGCAGTTCAAGAACTTCGCAAGACTCAGGCAAAAGTAAAAGAAGCTCAGGAACTTAAAAAGTCTGCTCAAGCTATTAAGGGAATCTCTAAAGCTCTTCATAAGCCAGCTTTCAAGATTGGACAGCAGGCTTCACACAATATGTCTTCTAACGCAAAAAGTGCAGTTACAATGCAACATAAGATCGTTAACGATATCATGAAAGCGTGGGACGACGAAGCATCAAAAGCTTCCAAAGACATCAAGTCGGTATTGGATGATTTGAAAAAGGGAGAATAATGAACCTCCCTTCTCATTTGCAAGCTCGCTTTGATTCTTTAAGTGAAGCACAAAAGCAAAAATTTTATCAGCTGATGCAGTGGTCCAATCCAAGTGGACTTAGGGGCATTACTTTGCCGACTAATGATTCTGCAATCGAAGGCTGCTTAAAAATGGTAGAGCAAATGGGCGCAGAACCTGTAACTCCAGCTGAGCCTGATAGGACGGTTAACCATGATTGGCCCTTCAAACATAAATAAAATTTGTGTTCAATGTAAAATACCAAAAAATGGTGATCAATTTCATAAAAGGAAATCAGCATCTGATGGATTAAATTCTTACTGTAAAGATTGTAAAAAACAACAAGATTTTTTATAT